ACATTTGTTTTTGGTCTTTCTAATAATCGTGGATAATTTGATTCACTACTAGGCATACCTAGGTTTACACCTGCTGATATTATTCTATTAGATACTAATAAATTTCTTTTAAATACATCTTTTACATCTTCTTTAATAAAAGGTATAACAGTAGTGCCATCACTTCTCTCTAAAAATTTATAAGAAAATATAGTGCCATAAGTGTTTGGGTATGAATTAATAAGATTAGCTACTGTTGTTTTTGCTTTATTAATATCTTGACCAGGCAAATGTGACCTTCCTGCTGCAAGTCCTGTTACATCTAATTCATAGTCACTGTACTGTGTTAAATCAAAGAAACTTGCTGTACCATCTACTCTGTATGCAGCATCCAGTATTGCATTTTCTCCTGTAGGAATATTGCCATCAGATAATTCTCCAAGTCTTTCTGCGTCTAATAACAAGTCAGGTAATAAATTTGAATCAGCAGATGCTCTTGCTCTAGCTCCTGCTCTGGATGACATAGTTCTTTGCCTACGAGTAGAACCTGATGTTGATGTAGTGTCTGGTTGAATATCTAATTCAATACCTTGTAAATCTTGAAATACTTTTTCTTGTAGTTGTGCAAATTCATCAGGTGTCATATTTTCACTTTGATAAACAAGTTTATCTAAATCTTTTAATATTTCATCAGGTAAATTTTCAAACACTTTACTACTTAAATTTTTATACAATGCTTCAAATGTTTTAAAAGAATCATTTATTATATCTTTTAATTTATATACAGAAGAAGGTCCAGGAGTTCCCTCACCTGTTACTCCATAAGGTGGTGTTGATACTATTGATGTAATATTTCTGTTTATTAATTCCAACATATCTTTTTTAGTTCTACCAAACATTGTTCGTTTTAAGTCATTTCTTAATTCTTCTGTGTACTCTACATTTCCTATTTTTCCACCAAAAAATATGTCAGGAGTAAAGTTTTTATTACCACTTGTCATGTAAATAATATTCCACATATCATCTGCATTCATATTGCTTGTGTTTAAAAAAGCAAATCCCTCTTCACTAGGTATAGGTATAGCAAGTAATCTTCTTTCGTTGTCGTAGTATTGACCATCAAATATTGTTGCTATTAATCCTCTTAAAAAATCATCTTCAATACCTAACCCTCTCATAGCCAAACTCATTCGTTTATAAAAGTTTGTATATATAGATTCTTTTCCTTTTGTGTAATCACTCCAACCTATATATTCAAATTCTGTTAATTCAAAACCTAATCCTGGTGTATCAAATGTATCTGCAGCTACATGCAAGTAATCTGATTTTTTTAAAGCATTTCTAGTAACTAAATAATTTCCTGCTTCAGCACCAAATCTTGCTCTCATTATTGATTTTGCATGACCAGTGTTCCATTTACCTAGTAATTTTGTTGTAATTTTTTCTAAATTTTGTTGTTTAGCGATTGTATTCAAATATGATTCTTGTCTGCGTGTTATTCCTGTTCCTGGAGGTAACACAACTGCTTTGTTACCAGACATGTAACTAAACTCTTTTGTAATTTCATAAAATTTATCTTGGAAAATAGATGTTTTGTTGCTTGTTCTAAATACATTTTTAAATATTGTTTTATTATCCATATATTCAGGAAGCATCAATATTGGCATAGTTGTATCACCTGTATTAAAACCAGTGTATTTTCTATTTGTAATATTAAATTCAGGTAACAACATAGCACCTAATCTCTGATACATACTTACTAAATGAGGTAATCCTTTACTAACAGCAGATTCAAAAGCAACATTTTGTGCTTTGAAATGTTTTATCATGTTTTGAGTAAATCTAAAAAATTTACTCATTGTCTTATCTTTTACAAGACTAGATGTAGCACTACCTGTTAATTCAGGTTCGTTATATAAAACTGCAAAACCATCTGCACTCCCTGGATTTATCATTGACCAATCTATATGCAATATATCTTCAGTAATACCCATTCTTTTAGATATTTCCTGTAATACATCATCATCTATATTAGGTAATTTACTCCATTGGTCATCAGTAAGACTTAACATGTTTGCAAAAAAATGTTTGTACTTAGCTGGTGTAACTACACTATCGCCATAACTATCACTTATATCTATCTGTCCTTGTACTGTACCTGCAGGTAATCCTCCTAGTTCTTTACTTATGTTTTCTATAACATTTACAATGTTGTCCTCTAAAAATTCGCTTTTAAACTCATCAGACAAAGTTAACGCCCAACTAAATAAAGGTCGTAGTTCTACGCTAATTTCATTTGCAGGTGAAAACTTAACCATTAATTCTCTAAACAAATCATAAGGTGGTATTCTTCCTGATACAGATGGCTTGTCTAATAATTGTTCTATTTCATCTATAGTAAAAAAATCTACCTCAATATCTCCCATGCCACCTATACCAACATGTGATAATTCAGCATCCAATTTCCAAAAACCTTGTGAATGACCCCACACTAAAGCATCATATAATTCTGGAAAATCTGTTCGTAATCCCATAAAGTTAAATGCTTTTCCAGAATCATACATTAAGTCGTTCCCTTTTAAAATACCTACAGTTTTATTTAAGACTGCATTATGTAAAGAACCACCTCTTGTATCTAATCCAATATCCAACATATCTCCATCTTCTAAATCTGGTATATATTGTGATAACGAAGAATCCGATGAACTATTTAATACATTAAAATTATCTTTAGCATCATTTACTGTTAATGATTGAAATTGTTGAACACCTAATACTTCTGAAAATAATCTTTTATTATAATTATCATCAACACTTAAACCATCCTCTATAAAAATATCTAATTTTTTTTCTCTGTATAATTTAAAATATTCCTCAAATACAATCGCATATTGAGTAAAGAACTCTCTTAACATAGTTAAATGTTTAAGGTTGAGTTCTATTTTTGCTTGTTTTAACGACATTAAACCCTACTTACTAAATCCATAGCATTTTCTATATCTTGCATATCTGCATCTTCATCAACAAATATTGTCCAAGGTCTATCATTAGCAATACCATAGTTATAGAGTTCTTTGACATCTCCTTCTGTGTATAGTTTAACTTCTTGCTCATCTGCAAATAAAGTTAAGTAATGGTCCTCATACATTAAAAGAACCTCCTTCTTTCTGGTTTCATTTTATTCCTGTTTACTTTTGGATTTATTCTACGCATGTCTGCCATAGTGTCTATAAAATCCTGCCCTTTTTGCATAGGGTTTACATCAGGTTTTAATGGTAACTCATCCCTGTTTATAGAAAATCTTTGTGGTCTTCGGTACTCATTAAATGTCATAGGATATTTATTTCTTAATTCTTGACTTTGTTCTTTTAATTGACTTTTTTCTACATCTTCTTTTCTAGGAAATCTAGTGTTTGGTACAGGCATAGGGTCATCAAATGGTCCATCAACAATACTAAAATCTTCTGCTTGTATTTGTCCTGGTTGTAAAACTGCTTGTATATTTGCTACATCACTAAGATACCATTCATAAAACTCTTGGTTACTTTTAAAACCTGTTTGAATATAATCTGTTATTGCACCTGTTTGAATTTCTGATGCAATTTCCATACCTCTTCCATATTGTATTGTGCTACCCATAGGGTTATCACGACTTCCTGTACCAGTCGTAAAATATTGTGCGACATTGTTCATATTGTCTAAAGCAGGTAAATACGCTTCAGCAAATCCTTTTTTATCTTTTACTTCTACTAATGGAGGAAACATTTTTATTCTTGATATATATTGTGAAACTATTTCTTCTTCATCCATAAGTTCATATTCTTCTGGACCAGGACCTTCAGGTGCTTGGTCATTTAAACTTTCACCACTTTGAATAGTAAGACTTCCACTTGCCATAAAAACATATTGTTGATTGTCATCAAAATAATTACCTTTAGCCATAGTCATAAGGTCATTACGCATTTCTTTAACTGTCTTTGCTTTGTACCAATCTAATTCACCAAATATATCTTTACTGTTATTTTCTTCTTCCATTATCCCTCTGTCATAAATTGTCTAGCTGCTAAAAATCTACTTTGGAATTTTGCACCTTGTTCTCTAAGTGCTTTTACATTATTGACAGCACCTATTCTATCTGCAAGTCCTGTTTCTAATATTTTGTTAAACTCTAATTCAGAATTGTAGGTATCTAGTTTAGGCATATTATATTTTGCTCTAACTTCTTCTTCAGTAGGTGCTATAAACTCTCCTACACCTGCTACAGTTCTAACTCTTCCTTCTTCTTTTGCTTGTATGTATTCGTTATACAAAGCTAAATTTTTGTTATATGCTTGTTTTTCTAAAGCATCTGCACCTGGTGCTAATACTGGTTTTTCTGTAACTAACGCTTGTGATTCTAACAACCTTGTACCAGACAAAAACATTTCTATCTGATTTGCTATCTCCATTTTTCTATCAGCTTCTTTTTGTCTTGTATCTAACAAATGTTGTCCAAACCTTACAGCATCACTAGCTGTCATATTTAGTCCTAAAGCATTAAAATACTTTTGTAATTCTGCTTCCATTTCTATTGGACTAGGATTTACTAAGTTGTATCTTCTATCTTGCCAATACTCTGTTCCTACACCCATTACTGCATCTAATGAATTTATCTCTAATGTTTTGTCCATGATGCCTTGTACAACATTTGATTTACTTGCACCAAAACCTAGGTTGTTCCAGTCAGATACTTCTGAATTGTAATTAGATACAACATTGTCATACGCATCTGGATTTAGTGCGTTCATTAACACACTGTTATTTCCTTCTTCCATTAACAATGCAATAAACTGTAACTCTGGATTACCTGGACTGATAAATCCATCTCTTTCTATTAATCCTTCGTATGTTTCCCTATCGTAAAATATCATAAGGTCTTGTAATTCTTTTATCTGTGTATTGTCCAATGAGTACAGTAATTCTTCTGCATCACCTAATTTAAATACTGCTTTCACAATATTGCCATTAGCATCTTTTATAGGGTCGCCAGATTCCTCTCCTGTTTTAATAAATGAACCATCTTCTACTGCTGTATATCCTGGTGTGTTTCCATAATAATAAGGTATTGGTTGTCCTGTTATAGGGTCATCATCTTTTACTGGTATAAAGTCACTTACATTTAGACCTGTTTGTTCTGAATCACCAACAAAATAATTAACTAAAGGTTTTAAATTGTCTGGATATGCAAAGGTGCTTTGTAAACCTGCTAAACCAGTAAAATCATAATTTTGTATTTCTTGTGAAGCCTCAGGGTCAACTATTGTAGCACTATTTGCCACACTTAAAGATTGAATGACATAGTAATTTAAATTATGAATAATGCCTTTTAAGTCTTTGACTGCTTGTAATTGACCTTGATATTGTTTGTTGCTATATACAAATTGTAAAGAAGGTGCATCTAACATACTTTGTTCGTAACTAATGTTTCCTGCATTTAAATTTAAATCAACACCTTTATCTATAAGGTCCATAATTGTTAAGTCTATTCCTGTTCCTTCACCTATGTATGTACCAACAACTACTACTCCTACAATATCTTCAATAACATCTTGTACAGATTTACCTATTAACGCATTAGGGTTATCTTTATACCAATTAATTAATTGATTAAAAGATATTCTTCTTTCGCCTTTTTCACTGCTGTCTATATAAACACCCATTAATCATCTCCATAAAGTCTGTTGTTTACTTCTCTAAAAAATACACCATAATACATACTACTCCAATAGTAGTCAGGATAAGGGTACTTCTTCATTAATTCTAACGCAAAACTGTGTAAGTTAGCTCTTATTGCATATCCAAATTCTTTGTTTTCACTTGTTAAATATGCACCTTTAAGAACATCTTTGGGGTCAACAGTGACACCTTTATATGTACCACCTACTTGTTGTAACCTTACCCATCTATTTCTTTCTTTTAAATATTCTTGTAATGGTATATTTGTAGGACTTTGACTAAAAAACTCATCATCATTCCATTGTTGTGCTTCCACTATTTTTTGTTTCCAATCTGCAGTATCTACACTTTCACCTAATGAACCAAATGGTAATACACCATACTCTTGTACTTTTCTTTCTGTAAATGCTGCCATGTGTGCATCTAAATCATTTTTTGAAATAGCAGGATTAGCATTTTTTATTTTTTTCTTTTCGTTTTTTATTTCTAGTTGTAATAATGTTTGATTTAATAAATCACCATATACTGCAGGTTTAAGTTTTACATTTGCATTTAAATATCCTTCATAAGAAAACTCATCATCATAATTATCTGGAAAGTGATATACACCTGTCAGAGGAAACTCATTTAAATGTTTTTCATTTTCTACTGATGACCAAAATCTATAAGAATCTTCAGTTACTGGTCTGTTACCAATTCTTGCAGTTTGTCTTTCTCTAAGTGGCACAGGATTTATTCCAAACTTGTCTATAAATTGTTGTGTAGTTAAGTAATAATCATAATCATTTTCTACTAACATATCACTATATTTTTTAGTTAATGATTGTATTTGCCACCATCTACCATTTTTATCTTCTAACTCATATCTAGGTTGTATTCCTGTAGGCAAACCAAACTTAGCACCACCTCTAAAAAACCAGTGATTAGATGCAGCTTGTTCTGCTTGTTCCCATGCTCTGTCTTGTGATGCAGCATCATCTGGTGTCCATTCTCCTGCGTAATATAACATTGTGTAAATGTCCATAACTGTGCTATTAAATGCTTCATCATACTCTGGGTCATCTAATACATCTCTTGCAACATCTGAACCTTTAATAATATCTCTAGCCCAACCTATTTGGTCTAGTATGCCAAATCTTTGCTTTCTATCTCCAAAAGAACCTAACAAAAATTCTTCTACAAACTCTGGTGGATTTATACCATATCTCCTACTAAATAATCTGTATGGTACTGTTACCCACCAACCAAAACCAGGTGAATAACCATTAGCAGAAACTAAGTTAAGACCAGACACAAAACCTTCTGGTTTTACTCTTACACCTTGCTCTTGGTAGTTATCACCTAAAAATGCTTGTTGCATAGGTGCAACATTAATACCTAGTTTTCTGTTTAATAACTTAGGAATACCCATTGTCATAACATTAAATACATCTAACCAATGAAACATTAACTCACCTGTAACTGGGTCTTCTTCAAAAAATCCATTTTTACTATCCCATGGTTTTGCTTCTTTACCAGAATCTATAGCAAGACTTGCTCTGTAAAATTTTTGTGGATTATCTTTTATTAAGTTACTCCAGGTCTTAGGAACTTCTGCCCATATTTCTGGAAATGGTACATAAGTTTTTCCTAAATCTGATGCGACATGTCTTGTTGTACTTGCATATAACAAATCACTTACAAACTCTAATGCTTTTGATTTAAGTCGTAAGTCCATATCTTCTAGTGTCATTATGGATTCTTGTGGGTCTAATGGTGTTTCACGAACAAGTCTTTGTATGTCATCATTTAACTCTGAACCTTTTAACCATTTATTAGCAAACACGCCTAATTCTTGTCTGGCATCTTTGTTGAGAAATGCTATTTCTTCTTTAGACAAATGAAAATATGCCCATTTAAATAATGGTTCTCTGTTTAATGTATCAGATGGTCTTGTAAGTAACAAGCTATAAGCATCTCTTAAAAATATATCTAATGCTTCTCCTAAGTTTTGTGCATTAACACCATCTGTCATATACTCTTTATTCATGTTTCCTGCAAGTTCAAATGCACCTAATTTGTTATCTACAATGTCTTTTTTAAATGCTGCTTTTAGTGATGGCATAAATTGATTTACAAATGATTTTTTAGCAGTATTAACATTTACTTTTCTTGCATACTCTACAAAATCTTCGCCATCTATAAATCCACCATTAGCAATAAAATCAAGTATTTGCCTTGACCCTTGTGACAAATCTACTTCGTAGTTATGAAATAAAAACTCACCTTGGTCATTTTTTTTCAATATGTCAGAATATCTATTTAATATTTCATTACCTGCATCATCAAATATTTTAAGAGTAGGATTACCTTGTAATTGACCAATTCTATATGCTGCAGCTTTAACATACTTTTCTAAACCACCTGGTTTAAGCAACTCTCCACGCATTTTGTAATCTTCTGACATAGATATTATTTGGTCTATATACTCTCTACCTGTTTTAGTGTTTTGCACCCAGTTAAGTGTTTCTTCTACACCATCTCTAGCAACACGAATATGTAATTCATCTGTTGCAAAATTTAATATTCTTGTTGTAAAAAATCTCCACCATTCAGGTCTTATGTTGCCACTAGCATCATATTTAGTTACAGTGTCGTAAAAATCATCTCTAATTTTGTTTCTTGTTCTACCTGGTCTAAGTCTTTGTATAATAGATTGGTCTGCAGATGCTTTCATAAATTCATCTGTATGTTTAAAAAATTGACCAGTAACTCTAGCTGATGCAAATGTTCCAGGTTTAGAATCAATAATCTGTTTAGCTACAGTAAAGTTTTCTTCATACAAATACTCCAATACATTTTTGTTTATAACTGTGTACAAATCTACATCAGATGTAAGTGTGTCTTTTATAGTTCTTTGTTTACCACTTATGTCATCTACAAGACTAACTAAGTAACCTTCATCTACTTCAAATAACAAATCTTTTAATTCTTTAGGAACTGCATTTCCTAAACTGTCAATAACTTCTCTAGGTATAAATATTGATTTTTGATGTCCTTTAATTCCTATAATCATAGCGTTTTGTATTTGTCGTATTGTGTCACGAAGTGCTAAATCGCCTGGTTTTGTAATCTTTGGCATAGCAACACTAATGTCAAAAAACCATTGTTTTGTAGAATCATCCCACCAATATCCAAACACATGATTTTCTTTTTCTAATAAACTTTTAACTTTAGGGTCAGATATGTAATCTTCTAGTATTACTTTTAATGCACCTTTTCTATCAGTGTTATTTATTAATGCTTGGTTATTTAAATACTCATCACTAATAATTCTTTGATATGGTTTGTATGGAGATACATACGCTATAACATTACCTTCGTATCTAGCTTTGTTTTTATTGTTTAGTGCAACAGAACCACCTTGTGATTCACCACTTGTAACAATATCTCCTAACTCATTACCAACTTCATCAACAGTTTTTCTGTTTATAACGCCATCATCTTTAAGTGTTTTAAGTTCTCCTATATCTTCATACTCCCAGTATTTAGCATCATTACCTTCAAATGCTGCTTTAAGATAACGACTACCAACTTGACCTTCTATATTTACACCTAAATTAGTTGTTTTAATTAATTGTTGTATTTCAGGAAATGTAACTTTTTTTAATCCATCAGCAAACTCATCAGAACCAAGTGCTGCTACTGTGTCAGCTATTTCATCTTTCATTATTCTTGTTGTGTACAAAACTTCTTTTTGTGCATTAACAAGTTGTATTGTTGGATTGTCTGACCGACCTAACATTTTCATCATAAATGGATTTAACAAATGATATTCGTATGGGTGATTAATTAATGTAGGAACACCTTTAAAAAACATTCTCATGTGTTCTTCTCCAGGCACACGAACAGCGAGTGCTGCTCTAAGCATCCACATAGGTTTTAAAGCTCTTTGTTGTATTATGTCATTGTAAATAAAACGAAGTCTGCCTTCAGGTGCTATTTGTTCTATACCTTTTGTTCTCCATGATTTTTCAAAACCTCTTCTAGGTATTTTTGCATATTTAAGTATTTCTTGTGCATCTTCCCATGTTGTAGCTTTACTAAACGCTTCTCTCATACGACTACCTTGTGGACCAACTACTCTTCTAAACATAGATGTTGCTCTTAGTAAATCTTCGTAATCAGGTAATACAGCATAATGTTCTGCCATTTCTCTTAAAGAAAAAGCTGTAGGTAATGCTTCGTTTACTTCATCAATAATATTTCCTGCTTCATCAACAAATGATGATGTATTTATTTTTGTGCCAGGAAACTGCATAGGTATTCCTTTTTCACCATAAAAATACATTCTTTCTCTGCTTTCATCTTGAAATACTTTTGTTATGTAATCAAATATTTTATCTTCATCTACTAAATCAGGATTAGATTTTTGTACAGATTTAGTCATTGTTCTAAATACACTGTTAACTACAGCATTTACATCTTGTTGATTTTTAGCTTTTAATAATTGAAATATTATTTCATCTCTTTCTTTAAAATCTGCACCTGATACTTTCATTAATCTATCTAAATTATCTGCTGTTTCTGTCATAAGATTTATAGATGCAATTCTTGTAGGTGCTAATCCAAATGCTCTTTTAAGTTTTACTGGTAACACACCTGTAAGTTGTCCACCTAAACCAACTACACCACCAAATTCATTATTTGTTGCTTTACCTAGTAACGCACCTACTGTTCTACGAAGTGGTGCTATGTCTGCAGAACCACCAGTTATTGCTTCTGCTAAATTATTAGCTAGTACAGATAATGCTTTTGGTTGCATAGGTAGTTTGTTAAGTGGTCTTTGATTAATTAATTCATTCATTACTTTTGCATTAAAATATTGACCAGAATATGGTGCTAGTAATATACCTTCTAAATCACCACCACGCATAAGACTTTTAACTACTTCACGCATAACATCTTCATCTTTAACACCAACTAATAATTTTTTAACATAAGGGTCTATGTTTCTAAGTTGTGGTATGTCGTTTAATCTTGCAATAGAATCATTTTTAGTTAATCCTGTTATAAAATCTTTACCATATCTTGAATCTAATATTTCATCTGCAGTTTTACCAAATACTTGCCTTCTAGCTTCTTTACCTGTTTTTCCAGGCAATACAGTTCTTACTGCTCTACCTGCTTTTGTAGTTTTATTTACATAAGCTGTTCTTTCTGCACTAGACAATATTGTTCTTGCACCTGACTTAACACCTGCACCATACATAAATAATAAGTTTGTAGGGTCAGCACCTACTCTAAATACACCATCTACTAATGCTGATGTTAAGGAATAACCTACAGAACCTTCTGGTGCAAATGTACCTGCAAGTATTCTACCTGGTGATATGTTGACATCTCCTGCAACTTTTGTATCGTATTTAAATTGATTTTCATCTTTTGCAAAATCTTGTGTAATAGAATTACCATATATTTTTGCTGCTTCTTCTCTAGCTTTAGCAGGTGAAAAACCTAAATTTAATGCTTGTCTATATCCCTCTGTTTGTGTCAAATCTAAACTGTTTGCAAAAAATCCAGTACCTAAATTTCTAATACCATATTTTTCTTGTGATTCTTTTGCTCTTGCGTACCTTGTTAAACCATATTTTTCTTTTGATTCGTTATACGCATCAGCAAAAGCATCTCCTAATAATTTTCTTCTTAAATCATCTGGTCCATTTTTTTGTAGTGCAAAACCTGCTAAA